TCACGCGATTAGTTAAATCGCTAAGCGACCTTCGGCGAGGGAATAATCTCGCTCGATCCGCTTGAAGAAATTGCGGCCTCAGGTAAAAATTTTCTAACCTGTTGTATGCCAAAGGCACACAAAAGGTTTTCAAAAAACCCTGAAGTACAAAACTTCAAACGTGTGCCAATGGCACATCCTCCGCAGAGAACCCCTGGGTCGCCCAGAGTAGATATATTTGCGCTAACAAATATATCGTAAATCATCCTAATTAGTAGTACTCGGTGCAGGATCAACTGCACTCCAAAACACTGGAGCTGCTTGGAAGAAGGATAAGGAAAAATCTTCTCCCGCAGAGCAAAAAGCATATACTCTTGCTTCACTCCGTAATGCTTCGGGTGAGTCCCAATAATTAGGGAACTTCAGTTGATGGAACTTATTGAACGGATCAACTGACTCATTGAAATTCTTGGTTCGTGCTGGAATGAACCTATAATTAGTATGGAAAGGAATTTCAACTTCCAATACTGGGTTTGCTTGGATCTGCGTCACTTGCATTCCTGCGCTAGTATCTATCATAGCTTCATTAGCCGCAGCTGTAGCTTCTGATCTACTAGTTACATCTAAGACTGGTAACTCAGCTCTTGAAAAACCCACGGGTTCAGCATGTCTAGCAACGCTCATTAATTGGACCTTATCTGTTGGTCCGCTGTAGACATATTTCCACCGTAATCCACCCCGTCTGCATAAAAACGCAGGTGTAAACCAATTTAATGGTGTTGTAAACACATAATTATATGGTGTAGGGTTTACTGGGGCGGAGGAGTTATCAAAAGTAATAAGGCCAGTATCGTAGCCACGATAGACAGGGAAATCTGGCAAATTGATAGAGTGGTATGTGTAAGCTGTAGCTGATTGGGAGGTCCATGCTCTGTAGGGATAATACCTCTTGAGCACCTGCCTAATCGATGTAACAGGGTCACCATAGTAGATCTTATGCGCATTATCATCCATGTTAAGCGCAATCGCCATCTCCTTATTAGCGACTTCAGATACCGGCGCAGATTCCGCAGTGGTACGATCCGCATCCGCCTGATCCAACGCTTCTGCGTGTTCCTCAAGAAACGCCTGTTCCTCCAATACCGATTGTGGTTGCCAGAAGGTGACATTCTGTAAGTTGTTGCTTGGATTGATGACTTCATAATCATCACCTGCACTAACAGAAACCAAGATACTAACATCACCCAAAGTGGCACTGGGTGTTGTAAGATCGTTAACAACATACACACCAAGTATCCCATTTGCTTGTCCATGCAATGCTCCTCCAAGGGCAATAGTATCAAATGGCGCTCCAACAACTCCTAAGTCCCTGTGATCCAAATAGGAAAATTCCTGCCCCCAATCAATCTCAACCGTGAAATCTCGTTCATTTGCCAAATCAATCACATGCGTGTACTGGGTATTATACTCAGAATTAGCCCCACCAAAATATGGTTCATATACAACCTTAAGTCTACCTTTATGATAAGCAGAAGCTACCACTTGGAATCTATATTTAATAGTTCCACGCCAATTCTCAAATGGTAAAGATGCATATGCCATAGGGGTATAATGATACTCAGTAAATCCCGATGGTGCTGCTGTGTCATATAACATCGGCTCAACATAGCAATTCCACAACAATGTTTCAGCCGCATCTGTTGTGGCCCAAGAGAACTGTGTTAAATAGCTCTCACGTTTTGCAATTGAAGTAATTGCCATCTCATCATCAGGACCTAACCCCGTAGCCACTGGATCAATAGTTAACTCTTGCTTAACATCATATGTTAATTTAGTTGATGTATCTAAAACATTTGAGTTTACCATATTTCCAGCATATGTAGGTTTATAAGATTGAATGGGTCCTGTATCCACTGGTTTGGAAAAACCGAACAATTTCGCAATATTTCCCGTAGCATCAGCAGCCATCTGTGTAGCTAATGCCATGGGTGCTATTTGCGGAATCTTCGATAAAGAACCTGCAATTTTTGATATTACTGCTGCTGGACCTGAAATTGGTCCTTTTGACATTTCATCAGCTTCATTTGCATGTTCCTCCAACACAGATTGAGGGGCCAAAGCACCTGGTTCGGCAATGGTGGGTACCGACAGGGCAACATCTTCAGCCCAAGCAAAAACAGATATAGTTACGGCATCTGTTCCTCCATTAGCATGCTTTAGAGTTGTCACTGAAGCAATATCCAATTCACCCATCTCACGCCAATCTTGTTCCGGAATGTTCATAGCATTCTTGTAGAATACATATGGTAGACATAGTGTTCCGCCTTGTGATTTAGTCGGGTCTATCCACACATGCATTCTTTGGGAGGCGGCAATAGTGTCCTGGGGTACAAGCCCATAACGCCATGCCACCATAGTGTCCTCATTATGTAAAGGACGGTAGGAAGCCAAAGCACGTCCATAATGAAAACCATTTCCATTAATCATAATACGCACACACAACTTTGCTCGTAAAACGTTGTAATTGCATATACGATTGATAACTCGTAGGTCTTCAAAATATTTTTGCCATGGATTCGTGGTTAACCCAAAAGTTGATCCAACAGTCCAAGTGAAGGATTCAATCTTTATGGGTCGAGAGAAAAATGTATTCAAATCAGCGTCATTTGAATCGACTGTCTTATGTACATCATCTAACCTATTGTCAACTGAATAAACCCACTGAGCATTTTGATCAGCAAAACTGACAACTTTTTGCTGTGACTCAGTAGATTCGGAATTAATTTTAACATTCATTTTGGAAGTAGTCTATTTATTTACACCGATAACTCCGTGACTAAGGAGTTCCGGGCGAGTATTTAGTTGGACTGGCAAGATCCTCTCCTAAATAGGAGTACCACACGAGGGTGGTACCTATATGTGCAAAGCCTATATATATAAACATAATAATCAAAAATTTATAGATATGGTATCCATATACACACAAATGAATTTTACTTTATATGCGATCCATTAATCGCATAGTGGGATTGTTAAAGACTCTCCATGTCTATTCTTTTGGGAAATAGCGTTCAAACCACTTCCCAACTTGATCATCAAAAGACTGATCAAGCATAACACACTGATGGTCAATTTCGCTTTTTACAGCTACTTGTCGCATCTGCTCGCGTCGAAATTCATATAGTTCTCGTCCATGAAAGAACCATTCGCGCAAAGCTCCATCAATACAAGTAGCAGCGAGCTCTTCTCTTGTCAAAGATTTAGATTTCAAGTTCGCATGCAGACTCTTAAAAATGGACTCCTCATCCAACGCACCAACATGTCTATTCAACTCCGGAATATACATGTTCTTCCTCTTCAGAAAATCAGCATCCTCATCATTCATAAACGGTGTAGGGGTAGATGTCTTGTCAGGCATTGTGAATTTCATATCTCTATCAGCCAAAAACTGTGCATAACTAATATGATTAAATTCATCAAATCCACGCTTGACAGAACTTTTAGCATCATCCCCATAAGTTCCTAGAGCTACTGCCTTTCGAAACGGAACTTCTGGTTTACAAACTATATACAAAAAACCACATCTAAACAACAATGAATTCACAATACTATTCAGATACACTGTAAGATTTTGACCCGAAGGATTAGACCCCACGAACTGCAAAAGATCTCCATTGAACGCAATCACTGGATAACACACATCAGTAGCAATACCTTGCATAATCACTAAATCATCTTCACCATAGCCACAAAAGCGAGCTATTTCAATCATCACTTTAAATGCAGCCATAGTAAGTTGAGCAGGCATCCGTAAATCATACTTGCTGTAATCCCCAGCTAATATCCGATCCTTACCAAACTTCGCAATATGCGCTTGGAACTCCTCCCAATCTGGACCCATTGTATTTAGACCAACTGCACACTCTGTCAAATCAGGAAATAATGACATGAATCTAGCTATAGGCAAGAAATACTTACGAACGGCTAATTGCAAGACTATTGGTGCAGCTTGAAACACTCTGACTTTATCCTTTACCAGGGGAGTGGGCTCATCTTTTAAACACGCTTTAAACACTGGATGATATCGAACCCTATTCTTCCATGCAGCACACGCAACATCAAACTCATCCCAAAACATCTGATCCAATTCTTGTGGAAATGCAAAATCCTCATAATCTTCAGGATCCAACTCTGTTAAAAAGTTAGATTTGGGACCAGATAATGGAAATCCAACTGATGTTGATGGTACCATTTTATCAATGAACTTACGTCCATCAATTCCACACACCACTTGCATATTAGTTAAAGGTTGAATCTCACTACGCAATTTGGGACGCTCTTCTATCAACGACAATAGAGGTTTAGTGTAATCCTCCACAGCCCAATCTAACAGCGTTGGTTCAACACCCACTGATGGACGAGACGAGTACTTCAATGATTCTAGCCACACATCACCTTTCCCGAATTTCGGTTTACCCCACTTCTGGGGCACATCACAAACTTCAGTTACTACTGGTGATATTAAAGATGGTACAACTTTAGAATAATAAGTTGCACGACCTGGGCATGAACCATACACCTTCATATTTGGGACTCCTTCATCCATATCCAATCTTCGTACACAACTTTTAGAATGGATTGCTTGTTCAGCAAGAACTGTTTTACCATATAGTTCTGGTGGTAGTGTACCTTCACTATGGGGTAACAGAATACTAGCGCAGCGTTGAAGCTCCTCCATTGCACTTTCTATATCAGATTGATACAATGCTGGAGCAAAACCAAACTTCTTCTCCGTCAATCCAGCTACATGGGTTCCAACAATCATAGGCGTTACGGTCTGTGAAATTACAGGAGCACCACACATGCCAACAAAACTATCACAACAATATGCATACCCTGTCGAACGACATGACTTTAACTGCTGAGTCGAATATCTACCATACGATCTAAAATAATAAGGATTACCCACTAGATCACGCAAACAAATACGCACACCAAAATCCCGTTTTACAGGTTCCAATGGAAAATACGGGAGCAAATTCTTACTTGGTCCTCCACTTGGCACTGAAATCAAACTCAAATCAGTATCAGGAATTTGCGCACTATGGGAATAAGACAAATAACAGGGAAAATTGCTACCAGTTGTAGTCACATCTCTTCTAACAATATAACACAATTTATTATGCCACGTCTTGATAAGATGTGATGGTATGATAGCAACATTAGAAGTTACAAAGAAAATGTGAGTTAACACTCTCTCTTTATCTACAATCACTGCTGTATTCTTCTCACACATAGCTACTAGATCATCTTCCACTGTTGTTTTCGCCTTTTCAGTCACCGGTAATGGATCCACATGTACTGTTGCCCAATTATGTTCAACTGCAATATCAGCTGTAACATCATTCTCATCACGTTCTTGGATTTCTTCATCACTAGGATGCATAAAACCATGTTCTGATAGAGGGGCAGCCAAATCAGTTACCTTCTTCCTAAAGAAATGCTGTTGTGCCATGTCATACAAAAGCTTCACAACCACTCCAGCAGCTAAAATAATAGCAGTTCGGGTCGCGATATGCTTAGCATGATGCCAGGCAGCTTGACGTTGATTTGCCAAGTGCATTTCCATAATCCTCACATATGAAACAAAAATTACATACAACAAATATAAATATAACATAATCATAGTAAGAGATAACAAACCATTATTAACAAAATACAAACCGGAAAATGGAAGTAACAACAAAAACTTCAATCTTGGATACATCATACACAATCTTAAAACTGACAATGAAGCGTAACTTCGAGAAAACTGTGTTGGAACCAAAATTGAAACACTAAAACGACTCAAATTCTGCCATGCTTCTATATAACCATCTACATGATCCTGAAAAGCATGCTCTTCCAAATGTTTCTTAGGAATTGATTTCGCTCCACGACCTCTATTATTAGTTGCTGATTTCGCATTACCTTGCCTTTTCTGACTTCGCGTACTCATCATTTTGGAACGCGCACATGGTCCGTGTTCAACAAATGAAACATCATGAGACAAATCACAAACACACGTAGGACTTTCACATTTTTCACAAATAGTTAACTTTTCATGCAAATTTTGATATCCATCAATCATCTTATTCTGTAGCGCAAAATGAGCTCGAGAATCCACAACCAAATATTGTAGTGCCGTCTGGAAGTCTACCTTCTCTAACAACTTACCATTCCATTTGATAGTCTTAAAACCAATAGTTGCAGCTCGTCCTTCTGTTGGATTATCCATTGGATAGGATTTTTCCAAAGTTACATGCCACAAATCTGGTACCAAAGGAACATTACCATCAAAATGCTTACTAACCTTTTCAGGATCTAACATACTATTAGTAGCAAATTCCTCCTTCACTTCAAATGTGATGAACGTATCAACTCTCCGAGTAATGGAAGCTGGTTCTTCTGAAAACACGGTTGCATTCAAATCTTTAACATTCGACGATACAACCACTCCCTTAGGCAACATTAGTACCCTATCTTTCAAGGATAACTCAGCCATACGAGCACGAGCCACAGCAGTATTCACAACCTCTAGCAAATCTTCACATGGGGATTCATCTATAAAATCCGGTTTCGTATTTACAAAATCATCAAAAATGATACCATTGAAATATGTTCGATAACTCTCTTGATGCTTTCGACCTGCTTTCAAACTTATAATCTTATCATCAGACGCATCGAAACCATTCGCAACAAGGATATTATGCATAATCAATGGTGTGATAGTACTTTTTCCAACAGCAGTTCCACCAACAGCTGCAACACAATAGGGTTTAACCCGTATTGATGCTGCCATTCGATGTTGCTGCAGATCAGACTCCATTTCTTGCAACTTCCCCAATCTGTCCATGATTAACTTCTTAGACAACGCATTCTTAGTTAATTGAGCTAATCTCTTACCTTCCTCAATTGCGTCATTCAATTGTTTAATCACAGCATTTTCATCAATATCTGCACCCAGCATATGATAGTTACCAGGTTTAGCATAATCAAAAACTTTTTTACATTCAAGGAAGAGATCATCAAAATGTTGAAAATCTCTCTCTCCATACATTAATGGTGTTAAAGATCCTGCCTGAATACACTCATAACCTCCTTCTACAAAAAAGACAACACAAGTCATCATAGCATCAATGATATCAAATGCACTAACAAATTTGGGAACACATAACTCGGAGAACAGTTTAAGTCCAGCAACTTCACAATTAAGAGATGTTGCTTGAACCATTCCTGCTCCTATCAACAAAGACAAAACTCGTGAAACATGCCTAAAACCTTCATTTTGGGTTGCCATAACCCAATTTGATTGAGCCATCTTAAACAAATTGACCCATTCACCAGCATGCTCCTCTAGACAACATTCTGAATTATCATCATCAAAAACATCTGCTAACAATTCATCAGCTTGTTGGCTCTTAGCTTGAAACTTTGCCTCATCAGAACTTTCATAGTACTGATTCAGAATTTCTTTCAAAACTAGCATCAAGGATTCATTATAGTGGGTTTTAATGTATAACATCACAGTTGATATTACACCAGTCCACGAACTCTGTTCCCTCAATGCACCATATAGGAGGATTATCTTTTCTACCTCATTAGCTACTTGATATTTATACAAATCATATACATCTCCACTAGGGATTAATTGCATCAAAGCTTGCTTTAATGTAACTACACATGAAAGAGAGTGTTCTTCCAACACTTGTTGCTTTTTCACTCCAAACCGTTCCAACTCACAAAAGACTAATACCTTTAACGCCTTAGTCTTCATTATCTGCAGGCGAACCAGCCTATTCTTAGCGCGAAGACGCAACTCTTGAAACAACTCTGTATTGCACCCACTTACTTTGTGGGCAATGGCCTTAGCAATTGGCTGCTGAGTTGATGATCGGAAGTCATTATAAGAACACATGTTTAATTTAAAATTAATGCACGTATTCCCAAATGACTCACCGACCGGGATAGCCCCGATTCAGTGAATCTGATTGGGAACTCCCTTATGCTTTGACCTGGGCTAACAGGCTACCGCGAATGTCATTGAACGCTGTCTCTTGGGCTAAAGAGACGTTCTCCATTCAAAATAATTATAAGGTGTTGCCTTAAAACAATACTAAATCATTCGAAATAGCATTTAATAAGTACAACTAATCCTATGACTAAGAGCAAGCTCTTTCAAATCAACTAGAATATTTGTTTCAATTGACATCTTTTCAATACCAATCTACTTCTTATAAAAATTTCATAAGGGTCGAGTTTTCACTCTACATCCCATCTGCAATTACTAAGTGATTAAAGCTATAAAATCAGTTAGTATAAAAATATTTCTAATGGACACACTCTGCAGGGTCAGAAATAAATCTATAAAAAGCAAATGGGATAGTGCTTGGCGACTTTTCACTGGACGCACGATTTACCAGTGCCGGCTCTATTAACTCACCGGAATACACTTTATAAAGTGTACGATTATTCTCCTGTTCACCTCTCAGGAATCGAGCTTTTGTTCTACATTGTTTCTCTACTAGTTGAGAACACGAAGTAGTGGCTATATTTCAATTCTTCAGCTGGAACGCTCAATTACTCTAGAGCTTGAGTATTGCCCCGTATTGTGGGGTTCGAAATTAAATCATTAATAAGATGAGGAACTTATCTCAAAAATTTCTACAAAAATTTGTTAGTAATCATAGTTCTGCCTAACTCATACTAAACTTGCCTCGCAGTATGATAAATTTCTGTACGTAGCTTATCAAACTACAGTTAAAATAACACGGATATCTATTAAATCTCCCTAAACGGAAGCACGATCGCAGGTTCAATCCTGGAATGGCTGACGAGTTAACGTCATGCACTTTTCCTATTGAACCTGGCCGGACGTTTTTACACGTCTATTACCGGGTCGGGGTTAACCGACCAAATAACAGAATAACACATGTG